GCAAGAAAGAATCATACCCGTCGGCCGCCCCGGTGCGCGCGATCACCACTCACGAGACGAACCACCAATTACATCTCGGAGCATATACGAAAGCATTCAAGATTGAAGTGCTACGACTGCTTCCGTGGTTCTCGCCTGGTGATACGCCAATCGAAACATGCGAACGACTGGCGGAAATCTGTCAGGATGGCGCTATCGGAATGGACGTCTCGAAGTTCGACGGTTCAATTTCCGAGGATGTTGAACAATGCTTGGTGCGGGCCTGCTACATGCTGTGGGCAGCCGATGCGGAGAAACCGCACCTAGCGAACGTGCTCAAGAGTGAGGACACGAAAACTGCCACAACATCAAACGGCTTCACGTACGACCCGGGAATGGGTCGGAAGAGCGGCTCGCCAATGACGAGCGATGGAAACACGATCATCAACGCCTTCATTACGTATGCCGCTTTGAGGCGATTGAAGCACGGCCCAGCACAGGCTTTCGAAAACCTAGGCCTGTACTGTGGAGACGACTCCGTTAATCGGAACATCGCCGGCCTTGCCGACGCCCTTCAGGCTGTCGGCGCAGAGCTGGGCTTCACGCTAAGAATCGACGTCTGGGAGCGAGGTCAGCCGATATACTATCTCGGCCGATATTTCCTCGACCCACCGACGACAAAGACGTCGATCCAAGACCCTAAACGCACGCTAGTCAAACTACATACGACAACGAGCAATGATCCCAATCTGATGCAGCTCGCGGCGAATAAGGTCTCTGGATACCTGGCCACCGACGCGCATACGCCGATCATCGGCATCTGGTGTCAGAAAGTTGCTGAGCTCGCGGGCAAGCCCGCGAAGACCGAGCTGATGACACACGAAGAAGCGTATCGGATATCGAATGCTTGGCCCCAAGACCCCGTCGAAGCCTATGATTTGTTTCTTGCAATCACTGGCTTTACGGCAGATGAGGTCTGTAGGTGGACACAATTGATTGACCAGGCAACGTCTATCGACCGACTACCAAATGCTATCATCAATTCCGAAGGATGGGCCGAACACAAAATTACAGCCATCATCGGACATGAAATTGTCGGTCCAGCGGCAGACAGTGAAACCTACATACAAGCAGCTTTCGGTAAGTTGCAGAAAACATGCAGTACGCAGCAGAAATCGAGCGCGCGAACCAACCGGGCCGGTGCAAGCGCATCGGTCTCCTCAGCGAGCAAAACTTGCGAGACCTCAAAACCGCGCAGGAAACGTGGAAGCAGAAAACCGCGAAAGCGATCTGCCAGCGTGTCATCGAAGCCATCAACCAACAGCAACGCTTCCGCGTTAGTGGAGTTGGCCAAGCCCCGGACACCGCGCACGTCCTGCTCGCAACGCAAGAGCTCCTCGACGCACTCGGCTGTTGCTGTGAAACCTCAGAACAACAACAATGGCACGAAACAACGGCAACCAGCGCATGCAGCGCAACCAGCGCAGCGCGCGAAACATCGCCAACAACAACTCCGCAATGCGCCCGAGAAACCGGCGCGCACGACAGCAACGCGGGGGCCAAATCGGACAAGCGTCAATCGGCGCCGCGGTCACGACAATGCCCCTCATCCGCCCAACCGGGTCAATCCGGATAAGCGGAAGTGACAGTGTTACAGTAACGAATATCCCCATTACTCTAGAAAATGGCGCGATTATTTCTCGTATGCTTATCACCCCTTCTCTGTCACCGCGACTTGCTGCCCATGCCGTATGCTATAATGAGATCAAATACCATCGTCTCACTTTTCGCGTGAACGGACAGGCGTCGAGTCTTACCCAAGGCTCGACGATCATGGCCTTCTGTAGCGATCCTGAGGATACCATCCCTCAGGGTGCCGCGGCAATACCCTGGGCGCGCTCACAAATGTGTTCGCGTTCTGGGAAATATTGGGAGACCATCACTCTCAATATCCCGTCGTCTCAGATGCACGGCCCAAATGACGGCTTTTTCAAGAACTCGTCGTCAAGCTCCCTCCGAACTTACTCACCCGGCTTCGCTGCTTTGATCGCAATCACTGCGCCGAATAACGAAACGCCGCTGGAGGTCGAGCTGACATGGGACGTGACGCTCCGTGCCCCAACATTTAATCCGATCGTGGAGACAAATGAGGGCGTACCGTTGACTTCCAAACGCGCATTCACCGTCGTTGGACAGAACGGGCCTGATGGCCCGTTCGTTCCATGGGCATCATGGTGGGATGGAAATGCGTGGAACAACGTACTCGCGACTGATTTCAGTCCGCCGATGCAACCCAATGTCTACTATGAGGTTGCCGGAGCGCCAATGGTACAGTCGTATTCTGCGACTGCCGCCAACGATGGTGTTGGTCGTCGACTACAATTCATTGCTATCGACACCACCCAACCTGAGTCATCGTGGAACGAATCCATCACGTTCTACAGTTACAACTACGACGGGACGCTGGCAAAATACGGGATGCCCACAGCACCACGTATTGATGCCACGCCTTACTTTGTCACCGGCACCGTCTTCCCACCTGTGGAGCCCGATTTGGGGTTTTGATTCCGCGTATAAATCATAACCCATTCGTGCGTCTAGATGAAGAACAATTCTCGCTAATCGTCGCGGCCCTGGCCCAAATACAAACAAAAATACAAAATGTACAGGACCGTGTCGACGATTTGCCAGGTAGGGAGGCGAATATAAACTTGACCGGGGAGCTCGACGGTGCTCCGATCGAGTTTATAGGCGCATACGACATCAACAACATCTAGCTCACAAGACCAGC